TAATTTTTTTGATTTTATTATATTTGAAATCGGCTTCTTTTGCCAATAGACGATGTTTAGAAAGTATAGTTAAATACTTACTGTGTAATTGTGGTATGTTTATTAGTTCTTTGCCTGGCTCTGTTCTGTCAATAACAGAATCTTTAGCCCACATATTTAATAATTCATCAGTTTTATTCATTATAAAGCCTCCTAATAGGAGTGTACACTATTTAAAACAGTTTGTCAACATCAAAATAGGCATATCTGAATGTAGCATCGGCAGTAATGATACTGTCCGGTCCATCAGCGGTTGATACTACGAAAGTGGAAAGTGATGTGGGAAAAACATCATAAAATTTAAATTTGTATATTGGATTATTAGCTGAAGATAGTATAGATAATGATGCATCTGAAAACTGAGGAGACAAATCTCCACGAGAATTAGCTACCTTGTTTAATTGAGGCAATCTTCTATATTCATCAAAGCTTTCAGGAAAAGTCATCGCACGAATCCAATCATGTATTTCTAACCAAGCTTTTAATTCTTCATCAACAAGAAAGGTAACATTTAATACATCATAAATTGCTTTTTCACCGGGTGAATACAAATCAACAAATGGTGTAGAGCGTTGAATTTCAGATAAAGAAATGCCTGGAACACTAACCGATTGGACAAAATATTGGACATTCGGTGTTCTTCCAAAGTTTAACTGAAACTTATTTGGATGAAGAAAATTAGGATTAGTTGGATTTGAGTATACTGTTGTCATGTGTATATTTATGTTAGTTTTTCACACGACCAATTTTTAATTCTATTTCTAGACATATTTCCTTGGTCTAAATTATTGTCTCTACAATATTTACGAAGATTGCATATCTCAAATTTATCACCCATAGGATTAGTTATAATATACTTTTTAGCAAGAGCTTTAGATACTTTTTCTTTTTGTGAGTCTGGTTGTTTGGTGCCTATATGACTTAATCTAATTTTTTCTTTATGTTCATCACTATGTTTTTTACCTCGTTTAATTAAACTCATTTTTAATTTAGATTCTTCTGTGTGAGTTTTACCAATATTAGCTTTACTTATTTTTAACCCAAATCCTTCAGGTTTCTTTTTGCCTTTTTGAGACATAGCAATTTCTCTCAACAATTCATCTTTGCCTATTTGGCCAGATAAACCTAACCAAGCCCACCTATCTTCTTTTCTGCCATGTTGATCATATAATTTTTTATGAGCTTCTGCGTGTTCTTCTATAGATAATAAAACTATATTTGAAGGATTATCTGTACCTCCAGCATGTTTTGGTAATATATGGTGTTTATGTTTAATCATATAGCTATTTATAATTTATTAATCTTATGTAAACGAAATCAAAAAAAGAGGAGAACCTAAATTCTCCTCTAATCCACCTTATAGTTATTATAAAGTTAGTGGTTGTGTATCACATTAAATTGTTGATACGAAATGCTCGGTAGTAGTTGTTTGACTGTGCGGTCAAAGCGCCAAGACCTTGCGTTGTACCTTCTGCAAATGGGTTAGCAACCAGACCGTAACGAGTCTTGAAGCCAATCTTTGGTTGGAAAGTACCTGTATCAACTGCACGAACCATCTGAAGAGGAACGTATGGGCAGTAGAACAGACCAGCATCATATGCATTGGTACCTTTGTAACCAACAACTGCAAACTCAGCAGTTGACGATGTAGCAAAGTACGGATCAATATAAACCTTGATACGACCAAACATTGTACCAGCAAATGTGTTACCAGTGTCATCAACCGTCAGGTTAACTTGTGATTGCAATGCTGAGTTATAGTCAAGAATGCCAGCCATTGAAAGAGCAGATGCCACATCAGAAGATACGATGAGGACATTACCTTTTCCACGACGAGTTGTCTTGGCGATAGTGTTAGCTTCACGCTCAAACTGGAATGCCAAACCTTTAATTTTCTCAACCATCCAACGACCGTTTGAATCGGTGTCAAGGTCAAATGCACCAGCAGTAGTAGTACCAACTTGTGCGCCCAACTTAGCTGTTTGATAAATTGTACGAACAACTTCACGGTTGATTTCAGCAAGAATTTCTGTTGACAAGATGTTTGCCAATTCTGTTTCTGCATCCAGACCATGAACTGCTTTCAAGTCTTGTGCCAATTCAAGTGAGTATTCTGCCTTCAAAGCACGAGTCTTTGCAGTAACAGTAACCTTCTCAATCGTGAACGCCATTTCTTGGAATGTGTTACCAGTAGCGCCGTCGCCAAGAGCTTCGGCTGAACCTGTTGTCATAGCGCCGATTGGAGCAGCGTTGCCTGTAAACATTGCGGTTGGCAAACTACCGCCAGCAGCAAGAGCTACCTGAGCGCCACCACCGTTAGCACCAGCAAAACCGGTATTGGCTTCGTTAAAGAATGCTTCTGTACCGCCTTGACCAGCATACTTAGTACGCATTGCGAAAATCAAACCTGTAGGACCTGTCATTGGCTGAACGCCGCAGATATCATAAGCGATTAGATTAGGCAACGAACGGCGAACCAAGCTGATTAGGATTGGATCAAAACCGGCAACAGGACCTGCAGCAGCTGCGCCGCCACTAAAACCGCCTGTACCAGCAAAGTTGGTTGGTGAACCAGTTTCTTGCAACATGCCAGACTTTTGCATTTCTTGAGCTTGATTCTCAAGAACAACAGCTGTTACAGCACGCTTGTATGGGTCAGAAATTTTTGACATTTCTGGATGATCCAGAACGCCAGCCCATTTTGTTTGTAGTTCTTCTGAAAGATACATTGTTAATACTCCTTAGAATTAAATTTTATTAGTTTTAGAAATAGCATTCATTACGGCGGCTACATATGGATCAGCAGAGACCTGCTTTTTTTCCGAGCCGTCAGTTACTTCTTCGTGAAGTTGATTCACACTGGCTTTTTTAACACCAGATGGAAAATAGTTCTCACGGATTGTTTCAAGTTTTTCTTTGTATTCATCTTCTGAGGTAAACACAACACTCTCTGCGAGCGATTTAATTTTTTCAACTTGAGTTTCGGTAAGACCACTACACACTTCACGGGTCAATTCTGTTTTATATGATTCAACCAATGCTTTGTTCAATTGAACACCACGATCAATTTCTTCATTGAGTTGACTTTCAAGTTCTTCAACTTTGGTTGCCAATTCCTCAATAACATCAACTTTTTCAGCTGGCACATCAATGTAATGATCTGCGAACAAATTGCGTAAACCTGCAATAAATTCTTCAGTCATTTCAGAACGCAGACCAGATTCAATAGCGATTTGATTTTCTTCCATCCATTGCTCAACAATGTATGATAGGTAATCATCAACTTTTTCTGTCAGGTCTTGTTTGATTGATTCAACAGCTTCTTCAAGCATACCTGCGTAACGAGATTCAGTTTCTTCTTCAATTTGAGAAACACGATCTAGAACACGAGCTTCAAAAATTGTGGCAACTTTGCCTTTAAATTCTTCTGAAATGGTAGAATCGTCAGCAAAGAGAGCGTCAACATCCTCTTTCATCTGTTCTTTCATTTTCATTTTCTTCATCATCGCTTTTTCTTCAGACTCATCATTATGCATTTTTTCAGCAATGATTTCTTCCTCAGACTCAGTTTCTTCCATTTTAGCGGAAGCAGCTGAAGGCTTTGTTGTTGGCGCAGCGGCAGACTTAGCGCCTTGTGTTGCGTGTATTTTGTTGCTATCATCGTCTGGCTTAGAATTTTGTGGTGTTGGTCCACCTAAATCTTGAACTTCGCCAGCTAATTTTTGCATTGGATCGGCACCGGCTTTACTCTTGCTTCCTGCAAGAATTTCTGCGGCTGCCTCAAAAAGTTTATTTGATGCCATTAGGAATCTCCTTATGATTTTCTATTTATAAAATTAAAGTTTTCGTAGGTAATTTTCAAACAGGTTAAGTGCAACCCGTTCTATGTCTTTGCGAGATGCTTTTTGTATTTGTTTTTTTGCATTGTCAAAATCAACTTCCACAAAACGACCTTCAACAAAAAGCCACTCTTTATTCTCCATAATTCCATTAACAAAAGCACCTGGTGCCGAAGGATCGGCAACAATATCAGCTGCTGTTGCTAAACGAAAATCATCTTGAACTAAATTATAACCCTCTTTGGTCTGTACAAGAGAACCCATACCTCTTGATGATACACCAACATTTACACCAGAATCAATAAAGTTTTTGACTATGTTTCCATAAGGAGTTTCAAGAATCAAAGCTTTACCAACAAAGCACTCACCATTATCTTCAAGTGACATAATTTTATGTGACACTCTTTCAAGATTGATAGATGGTGTATCAGGATGTCCTAACTCACCTAGAGCACGATTTGTTTTAATATATTCTTCAGTATAGCGATTAACTTCTTTACTTAAAGTATCTTTGCCATACATTCTATTATTTTTATTTGGCTTGTCATAAACAAGAAATGGACCTGTAACATACAGATTTTTTTTGCCTGACTCGGAGGCTTCAGTAATATATTGAACTTGCTCAATGGTTTCCGTAATTAGTTTCATAGTGTTTCGCCTGTGTAAGGATCTACATTATAGGTTGCTGTTTTTGAAACTTCCATAACAATAGAACCACCAGTCGTTATTGTGATAACGATGTTTGA